AACATATATGAGAAGGGTACACCGATGCATGTTCGTGGTGCATTGTTATTCAATCATTATGTTAAGGAAAGGAAACTTGATAAGAAGTATGCATACATACAAAACGGTGAAAAGATTAAGTTCTGTTATTTGAAAGATCCAAATCCTACAAGAGAGAATGTGATTTCTTTTATTCAGGATTTTCCAAAGGAACTTGATCTAGTAAGATTCGTAGATTATGATACTCAGTTTAACAAAGCATTTTTAGAACCAGTTAAAGCAATCTTAAATGCTATTGGTTGGTCTGATGAAAAGAAAGTTACATTGGAGAGTTTCTTTGGATGAGTAGTAGATGGACTGTAGTTTGGTCTGTATATGACGAAAAGGTTTTTGGGCCTACTCAAAAATATAGACAGTTTGAAGATCATCAAAGTGCAAAATGGTTTGCAAAGGAGATGGAAAAGTGTTATAATTGGTCCATCTGTGTACGGAGTAAACTCTTAGAGGATTTGTAATGGACTTTTTAAAAGAAATAGTAAAGGAAATTGGTGATGACTACACCCAACTCGCAGCAGACATCGACGAAAGAGAAGAATTCATCGACACAGGTTCATACATCTTTAATGCAGTGGTTAGCGGTTCCATTTTTGGTGGTGTATCTAGGAATAAGATTACTGCCATCGCTGGTGAAAGCAGTACTGGGAAGACTTTTTTCTCGCTCGCTGTGGTTAAAAACTTCCTTGACAATAATCCTGATGGTTACTGTCTCTATTTTGATACTGAAGCCGCAGTTAATAAAGGATTACTTGAGTCTCGTGGAATTGATTTGAAGAGATTAGTTGTCGTAAATGTAGTTACTATAGAAGACTTTAGACAGAAAGCACTTAAGGCAGTTGACATATATCTAAATACTTCCACAGAGGATCGCAAACCTTGCATGTTTGTGTTAGACTCACTGGGTATGCTTTCCACTGAGAAAGAAATAACTGATGCACTGAACGAAAAGCAGGTTCGGGATATGACCAAATCCCAACTTGTTAAAGGTGCGTTTAGGATGTTAACCCTAAAACTTGGTCAAGCAAATATTCCATTAATAGTAACAAATCACACCTATGATGTCATCGGATCTTATGTCCCTACTAAAGAAATGGGAGGCGGCTCTGGTCTCAAATATGCCTCGTCTACGATCATTTATCTCTCAAAGAAAAAGGAAAAGAGTGAGAAAGAAGTTGTTGGTAACATTATTAAAGCTAAGACGGTCAAGTCCAGACTTAGTAAAGAAAATAAAGAGGTAGAGATTCGTCTTTATTATGATGATCGTGGTCTAGATAGATATTACGGTCTCCTTGAATTAGGAGAGATTGGAGGGTTGTGGCAAAATAAAGCAGGACGTTATGAAATTAACGGAAAGAAAGTTTTTGCCAAACAGATACTAGCAAATCCCCAAGAGTACTTTACCCCAGAGGTAATGCAAGCTCTTGATGAGATTGCACAAAACCACTTTAGTTATGGATCTTCTTGATGGAAAAGGTTGAAACAACCATTCTCAAAAATTTAATCTTTAATGATGATTATTCCAGAAAGGTTCTACCTTTCATTGAAAAGGAATACTTTGAGAGTTATCATGAAAAAGTAATCTTTGATGAGATTGCTAAGTTCATTATTGAATATAATAATCTTCCTACAAAGGAAGTACTTATTATTGAAGCAGAGAAAAGAACAGATATAAGTGATGATGGGTTTAAAGACATTTGTAATGAAGTTGGTGCGTATGAAAACATACCAACTGATATGCAATGGTTACTTGACACTACAGAAAAATGGTGTAAAGATCGTGCTATCTATCTTGCATTAGTTGAGTCTATCAGTATTGCTGATGGTAATAACGAGAAGAAGAATCAAGATGCTATTCCATCTATTCTATCTGATGCATTAGCAGTTAGTTTCGATAACCATGTAGGTCACGATTACTTACAGGATTATGAAGAGAGATTTAAGTTCTACCACACGAAAGAAGCGAAGATCGAATTTGATCTCGAATTCTTTAACAAAATTACGAAAGGAGGTCTACCGAATAAGACTCTCAACATTGCTCTTGCTGGCACAGGGGTTGGAAAATCTTTATTCATGTGCCATGTGGCTAGCAGTGTCCTACTCCAAGGAAAAAACGTACTCTACATCACTCTCGAAATGGCAGAGGAGAAGATTGCGGAGAGGATTGATGCTAATTTACTTAATGTCAATATCCAGCAACTTCCAGAAGTCCCAGAAGTAATGTATGAGAAAAAGGTTACTGCATTGGCAAAGAAAACACAAGGAACTTTAATTATAAAGGAGTATCCTACTGCATCTGCACATGCTGGACATTTCAAAACATTATTAAATGAACTTGCATTGAAGAAATCATTCAGACCTGATATAATATTCGTAGATTATTTGAACATATGTGCATCATCACGGTACAAAGCAAATGGTAATGTTAACTCGTACTCGTACATCAAGGCGATTGCGGAGGAACTTCGTGGATTGGCTGTCGAAGCAAATCTCCCGATTGTTAGTGCTACTCAAACTACTCGTTCTGGTTTCGGTTCTAGTGATCCTGATCTTACTGACACGTCAGAGTCTTTCGGACTCCCTGCTACTGCTGACCTTATGTTCGCTCTCATATCTACTGAGGAGTTGGAAGGATTGAATCAGATAATGGTTAAACAATTGAAGAATAGATATCATGATCCTACTATGAATAAGAGATTTGTAGTTGGTGTTGATAGGGCAAAGATGAGATTATATGACTGTGAACAATCTGCACAAGAAGATATAGTTGACAGTGGCCAAGAAGAGGAGTATAATAATACACAAGACAAAATGAAAAAGTTCGCTGCATTGAAATTCTAATGGCTAAAAAAGTAGATTTTGATAAGTATGCTGAATTCGTGGATGCTGTAACATCCGATGAATCAAAAGACTTTCTTGCACTTTCTGATCGTCTAGTACAGTTGGATGAGAAGGGTGCTAATATTGAAAGACTCCTTACTGCTGGTGTTGGTTTAAATGCTGAAGCAGGTGAGTTTTTAGAGATCATTAAGAAGATGATCTTCCAAGGAAAACCTTGGAGTGAAGATAATCGTGAACACCTTGTCATTGAACTTGGTGATGCTATATGGTACATTGCAAATGCATGTATGGCACTTGAGGTATCATTCGATGAAGTTGTTGCATTGAATGTTAAGAAACTTAAGAAGAGATATCCTGGTGGTCAGTTTGATGTTTACTATTCTGAAAATAGAGAAGAAGGAGATCGATGAAACCAACAGAAAATTTAGAACAACTCTTAGAAAGATTTACTAAGAGAACTGCTCAGATTAAAGCAAAGAAAGATGAAACTCAAAGAGAGTCTCCACAATGGGCTATATTTGAAAGTCAATTGGATTATCTTCGAGGGTGTACAGATACTGTAATTTACTTACAAACTGGTAAGTTACCTAATGATGGAAATCATGATGGTATGAAAGATCATAAACCAGTTGCTAAATAAAAATAATTACTGGAGATTAAATGCTGCACATGAGAGAACAATTATTAAGAGCAGTCCTTGCACATGCTCAAGGTGAAATTGAAAAGCATAAGGTGAACGTGAATGTTTACTTAGAACATCCTGTTGGTATTGGAGAGCATTCAGATATCACTGAAGCAATTCAATGTGAGTTAGATAAGATTGCTAGGTATCAGGATCAGATAGATGTTCTCAATAAGTATTTCCGAGCACCAAGCGATAAATAGAGCTTGCTCTACAAAATCGCTATACATGCAACCCGATCACGATCATCAACCATCCGACAGAAAATACGCAAAGAAACTTATCAAGATAGCAAAGAAACATCCAGAATATTATAGTAAGGAAGAAGTTAGATTTGCCAAGAGAATGAAGAAGTTACTCAAGAAACCTAAAACAGATTAGTAGTTATGGCAAGAGCAAGAACTGGATTTGAACCACATGAGATATTTACTGCTGTATCCATGTTCTTTACTCCTCAAGAGTTAAATGGTGCGATTACAAATATCTATACTTTAGCAGCATTTTTTCCTATGGCTGCCAAGAAGTTACCAAAAATAGAATTTGGTACTTCTGATGATGATACTGTTTTTTCTTCTTATCTTGAACCATGTCCAGGTGAAGCATTTCCTTCTAATAATATGCTTAAAGATATGGCAAGAGGGATTTCTGCTGCCATAGCAATAAAAGAATGGTTAAGTAGTAAGCATGAAGTAAAAAGTAGTATGGCACAAACTGTTTATATGACAGGTAAAGTTTGGCCAGATGAAGTAGAACCTCTTAATATACCTGCTCGTGGATTTAAATCATATAATTCTTCTGATATTATTGTTAAACCAGAGGGAATGGATAATGGATATTATGGAGTTTCTTTGAAGAAGAAACCACAAAAAGATGCTGTTGATCCTACAATGATTAACAAGGCATTTGATACAGTTATAAATGCAGAAAAGGGTGCTCCACCAGATGTCATAAGACAAATAAAAGAACTTAAAGATGATATAGTAGAAGTAAGAAGAAAATTCTTTGCTGGTTTAGTTAGAGATGCTGTAAAGGAGAAACAAATTTATCTTCCTTCGAGTGTTCTTAATAAGACTGATAAGGACTTATTTAAAGGTGGTGATAAGAATGAAAGAATGAGATATAATTTTAATCCAAGTAGAGCATATATTAATACTAAAGCAGGTTTGAATATGCCTGAAATACTTGGGCCTAAAGATACTAAGGATAAGTCTCAATGGGGTAAACCATCTGAAATCGGTATTCAAAATGGATGGGATAATTATGGTGATAGTAAGATGGGTAGAAGTGAACTTAGAAGTAGAAAGGATAGTATGAGAAATTGGGTTAATAATCGGTTGAGAAAGAAGAATGATTTGTATGATAATATAATGAATGTGTTGAATGATGACAAATATAAGGAGATGATAGCAGAGACTTTAACTGCTGTTACTATGAGATATGATATTTTAGAACAAATTAAAAAGGAGTTAGGAGTAGAAAGATTTGGTGAATTGGATATTGGTTTTGCTCTTGTTACTGGAATAGGTGATGCAACAAAATTAGGTGATTGGCAAAAGACAGAAATAACTGTACCAAAAGGTAAAGCATTTGATATTGAATGTGTTCAGGAAGGGTTGGCACATATGGATACTTATGATTCTAATGATAAATGGAAATTTGTAATAACTAATAGACCAACTGAAGAGAGTACAGATGATGATTTGATTGATGAATCTGATGATGGTGATGGTGCAGCAAAGATTATTTTTAATTTGGAGAAAAAAGGAAAACCTCTTATGAAGATGGAATTGAGGTTTAAAGGTGGGTTTACTTCACAACCACAATTCTTTGGTGTGTTCTCTTCTCATTTCAAGGAAGTTCTGCAAGGTAAGTGTTTATAAATATAAAAAAAGCGTCTCATTATTCAAATGGATATCAAAGAAGTATATTCAGCTTACCAACAAGTTCAAGAAGGTAAGAAGAAATCTAAGAAGAAAGATAAAGAAAAAGAACCTCGTTGGCAAGATAGCGATGGTGATGGTAAGTGGTATGAAGAAGGAGAAGATGTAAAGAAAGAAGCAATTGAGTTTGCTGCTGATTACTTCTTAGAAGAAGGTATTGAAGAGGAAGAATTGGATATTATCATTGAGG